ATCCTGACTGCTGCAACTATGCTTTTTGGCATGGTTTGCTTTGGTCTTGGGATTCTTCTCACGCGGTAAGCTAGGGACTCGCCAGCTTTCACAATCACGAAGGTGACGATGAAAAGCCTGACGAAACTCTGGCAGTTGCTAGCACAAGACTGTGCTAGCATGTGTGCAACCCGAATCGACAGAGACTTCATTGAAGTTCTCCGTCGGGTCGAACATGAAGGATTATCGTTTTTGACGATAACTCTTCCTAACTTCTCTGCGGACTTTGAGTTAAGTCTTGAGAGAGGTTACGTTGGTTCCGACCTTTTCGCTGGTTTTAAGCGGAAAGGGGGTCTCCCGACATTTTTGTCAGGTTTCCTTCACCAAGTGTTCGACAATAGCGGTGTTTTACTCTCAGAGGTTAACGTAGAAGCTGTTCGAGCAATCGAACAGCTGTGTCTCCTTTTCAAGAAAATTGAATTGGAGTGCACGCCAAAGCGTAATGCTGCGGCCATCGTTGCCTATGAGAACTGTGAAGATGATCTTAGGAGCGTTGTAGCTCAGTTACCAAAAGAGTCCCTCAGGTCTCTTGCGGTTCAAGCTGCAATTCTGTTTGGTGACGTCTTTGACGCCATTAATCAGGAGATTGAGACTTTTAGTCTCAATCCGCGCCACGGTCCTGGTAGTACCGCTGATAAACTCAGTGGCAACGCCAAGTTCAGCCAGAATGAATGGACCGAGAGGATGGAGACAATCTTTCCATTCTCTCACTACGTCCTTCCCCGCGTAGGGGTTCAGCCTGACTGGCCCGTAAATCATCTGTCCCTGGAACAGGAAAGACCTGTTGAGGTCCTTCTTGTTCCTAAGACTGCAAAGTCCCCACGTATCATTGCTAGGGAACCTACTGCATTGCAATACATGCAGCAAGGCCTTATGCAACGGTTCGTGTCACTCATGGAACAAGACCCACTTTGTGGGCCCCTGATCGGTTTTACTGATCAAGAACTAAACCGGCAATATGCTCGGCAAGGTTCTATCCATGGTGATCTTGCTACCCTCGATCTTTCTGAGGCTAGCGATAGGGTTCTTAACGACGCTGTCCTTGCGATCCTCGCGCCATGGCCGTCTCTTTCTGAGGCGGTGCAGGCTTGTAGATCACGAGAAGCGTTACTTCCCAATGGAAAGAAGCTACCATTAGTGAAGTTTGCGTCTATGGGGAGTGCTCTCTGTTTTCCAATGGAGGAAATTGTTTTCCTTTCAGTTATCCTCCTTGGAATCAATCATGGGAAGCCGCTCAACAAGCGCGGCATCGTTAATTTCCACGATGCTCTGCGAGTCTATGGGGATGATATTATCGTTCCCGTAGACAGGGTTGATGTGGTGGTTGAGGCCCTCCAGACTTATGGTCTGAAGGTCAATGCTACTAAGTCCTTTTGGAACGGTCAGTTCCGAGAGTCTTGTGGCGGTAACTTTTACAACGGCGAGTGGATCACACCCGTCCGCGTAAAGAGCCTCTTTCCAATCACACGGTTCGATGGAGCTTCCATAGTGAGAACAATGGAACTGAGCAACCGTCTCTACGAGTACGGTTATTGGCGTGCGTCGAGATTCGTTCTTGACTATCTCCAATCGTTGGGGTTTGGCCGCAAGGTCGTCCCATACGGCACGGTGGCAGCCCACCAATCACTTTTCAAGAGCCTACGATGAATTACGTATTTGACAAGGATCTCCATCATTGGAAGATTCGGGTCGACGTAGTTCATGTTAAGGCTCCTACAAGTGAATTGGATGGATTGCCTGCTCTCAGTAAGTGTTTCCGAGGAGACTACTCATCTCCAGAAAATCGGGAACACCTGCATCGAG